CTGCAACACCTGCCGCGATCAGTTGATGGGTGTCTGGGTGGTAGTGATAGATGTTCATGGTGGTGCGTCCTTAAAATTTGATGCAGGCCAGAAGGGCAATGTTGCGTGGGCGTGTTTCTGTGCCGGTTCTTGGTGTGCCGTTGGTGCCATCTGAGATGAGGGGGGCATCCGTGTTTACGGTAACGTTAACGTTCGGGGTATTCCCGTGGGAAAAGTCGTTAGCCCCCGCACCGGCGACGTTTGCAGCCGAGCCGGTGGTGCTGTGCTTGTGACCTTGCACCTGGTCAAGCTGCGAAATACCAAACGCACGGTTGGTATCAATACCGCGACTATCGTCCCATCCGCGAATGAACTCGCCACGCAGATCGGGCACATTGAAGGTGGTCGAGCCATCGCCAATGCCAAACGGTGCGTTGTGCGCGGTGTGAACGCCGGACTGTGAGCCGGTGGTCGTAATGGCAGTGCCGCCTGGTGTAGCTGACAACTGGTATGACACGCCAGGAACAATAGATGCACCTACCACGTAATACTTCGTTGCGGTCACAAACCCAGTTGGCAACACTCCGGTAGTTGTAAATTCAACTGGATCATTCGGTGAAGGGGTGAAGCCAGGCCAAAAAACCACACCGGGAGCCGCAATGGTCATGGTGACCGTTGAAGACTTGTAAATGGCTGCAAAAAGAGCTGCATAAGTGGTGCGGGAGATTGCCGCACCGTTGGCCTTGAGGTAGCCCGCTGGGGCGGTGTTTTGAGCAACCCAAACGATGCTGGCCACGGGCGTGCCAATGGATGCACCCGCATCTTTGCGCGCAAAGGTGAGTGGCGTGGTGCCAATGGTGATAGCACCATTGCTGGTCAACATCCATTCGCTATCGGCATTGGCCGTTCCCTCTTCCACCCCTACGACAGCGCCCGCTGTCAGTTCTCCCGCACCGTCAGCATCGGTGGCCCGCGTCCAGGTGCCGTTGGCTCCGGCTCCCAATGTGGCCACGTAGTAGATGCCGTTTTGGCTGGCGGTGCTTTGGTTTTTGACCAAGATGCGGTCATTGGCTGCCAGCGCCACTCCGTCTATCGTGTTGGGTGCACCGCCATTCAGCGCAGTGATGTTGGCCGTGGTGGCCACGCGCACGCTGGCTTTGTAGTCCGTGGTGGCGATGGAAATCAAGGCCAGCACGGCCTGATAGATCTGGGTGTAAGAGCCGGGTACTGCTGGATCAAACGGTATCGGGGTCAGTCCTGCGAGTTTGATCAGGGAAAGTGCCTCCCAGATCAAACCGTTCATGTCTTTATCACTGACCTCTGTGGTGATCGGTGCCGTCTGCTGGTGCATCCGGTTGCCAGTACCAACGTGGGTCACATTCGCATCGCTTGTGGTGTAGTCCATGGGTTACCTCAAAATAAAAATGGGATTGATGCTGAAGCGGGCGGCTATCACGCGCTGCAGGTAGCAAACAAGGTCGGCACCGTTGAGGTCGCCATTTAGAAGACGCTGGCCCACGCGGGAGCCGCCAACGCGAAAGGCTGGGGACTTGATGTAAATCGTTACCCACAGTTTTCCGTCGAGCTTGCCAAGGCGCTCGCCTACGCGCTTGCCAACACGGAACGGCACGTTGTAGCGAACGATGGCCTCATAGCCCAACCAAGCGCATATCCCCTCAATGGCACCTGGACTGGCGGGACTGGAGTCAAAATACTCAAGCACTGGCCCGCGCAACCTAGCCAAGAGCAGCTTGCGCCGGGTCTCTATCGTTTGGTTCACACCAAAGCAGGCATCTGGCAGGCCGGTAGCCTCCTCCCACTCGGCCAGGCGCGTGATGGTCTGGTGCGGTTGCCACTGCAAGGCGGTCAGATTGGCGAATTCGTGGTGCTCATGGTGAGTAAGCGCCATGGCTCGCATCACGCGCATAAGCACCGAGTTGGGGTTGCGCGGCCAGGCGTAGCCGGTTGGCAACAAGGATGCGAGGGCTTGCCAGAACTTTTCCATGGCTAAACAAATGTCACCGTACCAAGCGCCAAAAGGCTGTCATAGGTGCCTACGGTGAATACACCACCCTCGGTCAGCACCGGCGCGATGATGGCGTGGTTGTATTCACCCACCACACCACTAACCACCTCTTTTAAATGGGCGTGAGGAATGGAGCCACTAGGAACCGCTTCCCTGAAAAACAAGTCCTTGAGGGCCGCGATCACACCATTGCGGATGTCCGTGGTGTCCGGTGAAATGCTCAAGGTCACATTGATAGTCACTGCCGCTGGAATGATCACAAAAAGCTCATCCGGTGGCCCACGCTTGGGGTCGCGGATGTAGTCGAGCACCAGTTGCTTCTGGCCCAGCGTAGGCAGGCCTGGTGATGCGTTGCCATCAGCCATGATGATCACGCCCGCCGTGGTCGGGCCTGCTGGATTGCGCACGCCCCATGCGCGGGTGATGCCTGGGACTTGCAAGGCCCATCGGGCATAGTCAGCCGGGCTTCCACCCATGGGTTCGCTGGATAGCCGCTGTTGCAGACGATATATGACTAAGGGCTCGGTTTCCACGTCTGCCCCACCGGTTATGCCATTTGGCATATCCACCGTGAAGATAGCGTCGATACCTGCTATGGCCGACACCAGCGTCAGTTCGGTGCCACCTGGCAGATTGCCTGCCGCACCGGCCACCAAGGCCCGCACTGTGGCGGCAACAGTGCCACCGCCAGTAGCGGCCGTGTCAGCAACCACCGAATATTGACGGCCATCCGTTGTCTGCATGACGGTCAATGCCGTCAAAAGCGTGGCGGGAACGCCTGTGCCAGTGACGGCACCTGACGCTGCGGTGGCGCTCTTTTTCTTCATGCCGAAGGTTTCCAGCCAGCCAATGAGAAACTCGCCCGTAGCCTTGATTGGGATGGCCTGGCGGGCAATGAAGTCCCGCAGATAGCGAAAGGCACCATGCTCGGTAACACTAAGTCCGCCAAGTGGTGATGCTGCCTGTTGGGCAGACGCCAGTGCCTGCTGCATCTGGCGTTCATGGTTGGCGCGAAGGTCGTCAATAGAGGGAATCGGAGTCCCCAAGGGGGTTGTACTCATTGCGCAAGCCTTCGGATGCTGGTGCCCCACAGCACGTCATAAACAGGGCTCACTTGACTGGGTTTGTAGATTGCGGGGCGAATGGCCAAGCGATCCTGGCGTTCACCGACCCACTGCGCGGTCACTTCGATGCGGCTGGCAATGCCATCGCGCACCATCCATTCCAGGCACTCAGACGCTGCGAATCGTGCGGACTCCATGGGTCGGGGCGGCCGTCGAAGTCATCACCAGTGAGTTCATCGCCCAACCAGCCACGGCGATCTGTTTCGTTGGCAGGAAGTTTGTCGTCAGCCGTAGCCCTGCGGTCAGTGAACAAGGAAATGATGATTGCCGTCTGTAGGGTGTCTTCCAGATCGACGCAATACGTCGCCAGCACATCGACGTGGGGCACTGGCACGCCATCTGGGCGCACAAAGTCTTTCCAGGGGTAATTCACCGCCGGGCCAGGCTTGACCAAGCGCCAATCGAACGGCACACCAAAGACGCTAGCAGCGACTGTGGAATTGGACTGGGGGCGCGTGGCTACATCAAACATGCAGCCAGTGTCTTAAACGCCGCTCAAATGGTCATGGTGAAACACTTCACCACAGGCACCCTAAGACGGCGGGCCGGATGAGCCATGCACGTGTGTGGAAACAGACTTGCCCGCGCCCACTATGTCACCGGTAGCGTGCACCGTGCCTGAGAAGGTGGCATCAGGTGTATTGAACTCCACCTTGGTGCTGGCGTTGACCCTGTACACATCGCAGTCCACTTGCACCACGCGCCCGGCCTTGAGGGTCACGCTGTGGCCTTCCTTGTGCCACATGGCCACCTCATAGAGTGCCAGCTCTGGACGTTCGGCCGAGCGGTCTAGCCGAATGATCACGGTATTCCCGTCAATTTCCAGCCTAAGACCCTCACCTTGTCCAGGGTTGCCAGAAAAACCGTAGTCTTGCGGTCGGGGAGTGCCGTCGCGCGCGTCGTTGGGAAGGCCCTCAACGCGGGCCGACTGCATGAAGCCCTCCCTCAGGCTGCGAACACGCACCCAGCGGATCAGGTTAGCCAGCATCAGCGAGCGCCCTGCGCACGGTCGCTCGGGCCGCGCGGGTGGTTGGTGGTGTTGCCCTTGTTACCCCAGTTCTTGCGCTTAACTTTGGTTTTTAGGGGGGCTGTGTCGTAGGCTTCAATGGGGCGCATTACTAACTCGGTCACATCACCCTCCTTAATGTCACAGGTTTGCTTCACACTACAAATCAACAACTCGGAACCATCCAGCCCAGCCACGTCGTCATAGATGGCCACGCGCTGATTCAAGGGCCACGGTTCTCCCTGAAACGTCCAGCCTTCCACCAGGTACCGAAAGCCGTAAGCGTGGCCCCGGCGCACGCGCATGGTGTGGTCGGCCTGTGTCTGCAACTCGGCTTGTGTGGTGTTGCCGTCGGCATTGATCACCAAGGGCAGATATCGCTTGATTTCATCGTCCTTCGCGACAGCTTTCAAACCTCGCGCCTGGTCGAAGTCCACCATCACATTGCCCTGTCCGAAGACAAAGTATTGGCTGTGCCTGTCTTCATCGTTGCCAATGGAGTCCATGGAAATGACGTTCTGGCCGCGCACGATGGCACCCTTGAAAAGCTTCTGCCCAGCCTTGGTCAGCAGCACTCGACCATTGTCGTCCCGCGTAACCAGAACACCGCGAAGTCGCGCTGCACGCGCGATGGCATCTAGGGCGGTCTCACCGTGGTTCAGCTTGAAGTCCACCACTGGGTCTCCAATGTCGGTGTCGACCACCAGTTCAAGGCCGAACGGCCCCAAGATGTCTTTGATGATGCGGTCGATCTTGACGTTGCGCCACTGGCCGCCCTTAAAAATCGCCGAGCAACGAATCAAATCACCCGCACGATCCCTGCCGGTGACCCGCATGCCGCAGTCATTGCCACGATAGAACGGATCGGCGGCCAGCACATAGCCTGTGATCACCTTGCGGCTGCCGATGAGGATTTGCACCTCATCTTGGCGCTTGATGTTGGGCGGACTGCCTGGGGTCAGCGACACGGGGATGGAGAACGTCCCGGCCAAATTCTCTAGGCTGCGGTCTACCTCACTCTCCAGCCAGCCCTCATAGGCCTCGCCATTGACCACCACAGTGATCTTGGCGTCATCGCGGGTGTACTGGGCGACCATCAGTCATGCCTCATGACGCGCAGCGGCTTGCCAGGCGGCACCAGCAGCGGGTGGGTGATGTGGGGGTTCATGTCCAGAATTTCATCGGCATAGGCCACGGTGCCGAACAGGCGATAGCTCACCAGCCAAACTGGCATCCAGCCATCGGGCGTGTAAGTGGTCAGGCGCACTAGGTCGCGGCTACGGTCGGTAATGTCGGCCAGCGAGGCGGTCAGCAGGGCCAGCATGGCATCGTGCCAGGCAGAGTCCGGCAGGTTGTCACTGGCAGCCTGAGTAGAAGCCCGCATGAGTAGGCGCACCGCTTGGTCATTCACCTTGGCCCGCAATGCCAGAGCGTCGTCATAGCTAGTCAGGTCAGAGGCCGCAATTGCCTGCACCCAACCGGTCAAGGCCAAGCATTCAAATAGCTGGTCGCTCGTGTCACTCAGCACGGCGAGCTGTGCACGCGCCGGGGTGGACAGGCCCAAAATATCTGCATTGCCAGTGCCATACATTACCAAGCCAGTGCCAACAGGAGGCATCAAAGACACTTCAAAGTCTTTTCGATTGACCCTTGTGCCCATATCAAACAGGCTTTCAAAGCTAGCGGAAAAGTCGCGTGCAGCCGCTGTACTTATGTCTGTAGGCAGACTAAACAGCGAAGCCACTGCGCTACCCAACAGGCGCGGCTGGCGCACCAAGCCACTCAGGCCATCGCGTAGTGCCTGGTAGTTACCAATCGCCGCGTTAGAAAAGTCACCTAGCCCGCTGGTCACCGTAGACATCGTGTCCCACGCTGCGCTGACCGAGTCGGTCACCCTGGCCACTACGCGGTCGGCCACCCAGCCAGGCTTGCCCGTCAAGTCAAACCCCGCAGCAAAGGCATCTACGCTGGCCGCCTTGGCCGCTGTGGCCTTGTCTTTAGCGGTCTGTGGTGCATTGGTCACCCCAGTGGGATAACGGCGCACCTC